CACGCCAACCTGGGAAGCGACACCGTCGCCGGTCCGATCATCGGCCTGGTCGGTGCGTGAGCCTGACGGCTTGACAGATGTGCAACGCTGGGCGGGCCGCTCCACAAGGGGCGGCCCGCTCTCTTTTTAGGGTTGCCCATGATCGTCAAAGTCGGTGGCACAGAAGTCGAAATCCGGGTTGAGGCCGTGATGTCTGTGCCTCGCTTGGGATTCATGTCGAACTTTTATACGTGGGCTCAGGCGTTGATGCCGCTGGGCATCCGGCCCACGATGATGCAGGGGGCTTTTTGGTCGCAATGCTTGTCCAGGGTCTGCCAGAACTTCATGGACAAGGCCGAGTATCTGCTGGTCGTAGATTACGACAGTGCGTTCTGCCGGGCAGATTTGGAGCAGTTATTTGCGATTGCAATGACGTTTCAGTGTGACGCACTCGCGCCACTCCAAACGAAACGCGAGGACGGCCGCCCGATGCTGACGCTGCCGGGCACGCTCGACAATCCGCCCAAGGACGGCAAGACGAGTCTGCCTATGTCGTGGTTTGCCGAGCCCGTGCAGGAAGTCGACACGGCTCATTTCGGATGCACCATCCTGAGCACGGCCGCCCTAAAGCGGTGCAGGTTGCCCTGGATGCAGGAGCTGCCCAACAGCGACGGCACCTGGGACGAAGAGCCGAAGACGCCTGGCGACCCTAACTGGCGGCCCCGGCGCGACTCTGACATAGCGTTTTGGGTCAACTGGCGAGAGAGCGGCAACCGCGTGTTTGTCACGCCACGGGTGTGTATCGGCCACGGCGAATACGTTTTCACATGGCCCGGCAAAGACTTGGGAAAGCCCGTGTATCAGCACGCCACTGAGTACTGCAACACGATGAAGAAGCCCGAAACTGCATGGAGTGTGGGGGAATGAAGAAAATCAAATTCGTACGGTCGTGGCGTGCGTACCGATCGGGCCAGGTCGCGGAGATCTCGGGCGGGCTCGCCACGCAGCTGCTCGCCCAAGGCGTGGCCGTCGAGGATCGCCAGCAACAACTGATCGAGACAGCCGCCGTTGAGCCCGAGGCGGAGACGGCAGACGCCACGCCCAAGAGGAGCAAGCGACGTGCAGTACCGAAGCCTGGCCCGTCAGACGCAGCCCGCCGTTGAGCCCGTCACGCTCGCGGAGGCGAAGAGCCATCTGCGTGTTGACACGGCCGACGATGACACATACATCACAGGGCTGATCCGTGCAGCCCGCGAGTGGTGCGAGCAGTACCTGGATCGCACGCTCGTGCATACCCAATGGGTGATGCGGTTCGACAGATTCCCACCTGACGGCACGCACGACATCGAGCTGCCACGCCCGCCGATCGTGGCCAGCGGCACGGCCACGGCGGTGGCCCTGACGTTCACGTTTGAGAACGGCACCACGTCCACCTACAGCACAGCGAGCTACCGCGTGGACCGGGCGAGCACGCCGGGGGCCGTGAAAACTCTGTACGGCCAGGCATGGCCGCCGCACCTCCAAGATGACAACGCCATCAGCGTGACGTGGTGGGGCGGGTACGGCCCGAGCGGATCGGACGTGCCGCAGTCCATCCGCCACGCCATGCTCATGCTTGTGGCCTTCTGGTACGACAACCGCAGCACTGTGCTCGTGGGCAGCATCAGCAAGCAACTAGAGTTTGCCGTGGAGTCGCTGCTGTCTTCCCAGAAGTGGGGCAGCTACAGATGATCGACGCTGGCAAGCTCCGCGAGCGGGTGACGGTTCAATCCGCCTCGGGCAGCACCAACAACCTCGGCGAAACCGTGCTCACGTGGAGCAACTTCGCCACAGTGTGGGCAAGCGTCGAGGGCGTCTCGGCACGCGAGGCCCTCGTGGCCGGGCAGCAGGACGTGAGCCTGACTCACAAGGTGAGGCTGCGGTATCTGGCAGGGCTCACCCAGAGCATGCGGTTCCGGTGGCGAAATCGCACGCTCGACATTATCAGCCTGCTCGAGCACAACAACCGCAGCGAGCACGAGGCTATCTGTACGGAGAGCCCCTGATGGCAGGCATCAGGGTTCAGGTTTCATTCGATGACGTGGGCAAGCCGCTGGAGATGCTGCGAGCCCTGCCGGATGAAGTCGCCAGCAAGATGCTGAAGGCCGCCCTAGAGAAGGCCATTCAGCCGGCGTTCACGGCGCTGGGCAACGTCACGCCCGTGGGGGCGACGAGCAACCTCTACCGGGCTCGCAATAAGAAGGTGGTCATGTACCCGCGCGACCGCACTGGCGTGGGCCTGGTGGGCTACAACCAAAGCGGCAAGGGTTCGGCGTCGAGCGCCCAAGGTGGCCGGGTGCGGGCCGGGAAAGATCGGGCCTTTCATCAGTGGTGGATCGAGAACGGCACCCGCCCACGCAAGATCGACACGCTGGCCAATAAGCCATACCAGCGGCGGAGCAAGAACGGCCTAGTGCATTGGGTGAGCGGGCAGAATGGCTATATCGCCAGTTCGTTTAACGGGCTCGGGCCGTTCTCAATCCGCAAGCAAGGCGAGAAGTTCACAACTCGGCCCGGCTACCCGAAGGCGTTCTTCGTCAAACGCAGCCAGCCGTTTGAGATACCGGCGACACCTCGCGGCGGCGTGGCACGGCAGCCCCCGGTCGAAACGGCGTGGAACCGCTCCAGGCCGCAAGTCACGAGCATCCTGCGTGAGCAGCTTTCTATGTCGCTCGAGCGTGCCCTGGAAGCCATCACGCGATTCTCTGGCAGCACCGTGTCTGGATAACTCAAAGACAAGCCCCCTCTGCGGGATAATGGCAGCATGTCGCTGAAGAGCCCGGAACAGGTCGCCCGCAATGCTCTCGTGACGAGCACGGCCGTGTCGTCTCTGGTGGGCTCCCGCATCTATCCGGTGCTGGCACCGTCCACGGCCACGCTGCCTTTTGCCGTGTACCGCCGCAGTTCAATCCAGCGGCAGCAGACGCTCGCCGGCCCGCTGGGGCTGCCGACCGTGAACATGGAAGTGCAGATATACGCCACGACCTACGAAAACGCTCGCCAAGTGGCCGACTCGTTCCGCAAAGTTCTGGATGGCTACGCCGGAAACTTGAACAATGTGGAAGTGCAGAACGCTTCGCTGGAGCAGGAGTCCGACGACTTCGTGCAGCTCACCGGAGCGGAGTTGCCGCCGGTGTACAGCGTGACGCAAAACTACGCTTTGTTCTGGGTGGAGACCTAATATGGCAAGCCTTTCGAGTGGCTCGGTGACGATCGCCGGCAGCACGGTTGCGGCCTACTCGGTCCAGTTCTCTGGATCGGGCGGCGGCGGTGGCGATGACACGATCGACGTGACCACGCTGAACGACAACGCCATCAAGACTTTCGCACGCCCGCTGCGTGCGGCTGGCGCGGCCGGTGCCACCTACTCGGTGACGGTCGAGTATTTCGGCGTCACGGTCGCAACTTCCAACAGCGTCACCGTGTCGCTGCCAGTGCTCGGCAGCCGCAGCAACTGCACTGTGTCTTCTTCGTCCACGACGTTCGGCGTCAATGACGTGATTCGCGGCTCGGCAACCATCCTCGTTCCGTAAGGTGCAGTAATGGCATCCAGCTCACAAGGCAATCGTGGCTCTTTCACTGTCGTCGGCACGAAGCTCAGCGAAATCACTCGATTCGTTGAGACGAGCAACAACATCTCGGCCACCGAAAACACGATTGACGTGAGCCACCTGGGCGTGACGAGCACAAGCGTCGTCACGATCGCGGCCCTGCCTGATCCCAACGCCACGGGCGGCGCTGTCACTGAGTACCAGATCGACTACATGGATCTCACGCTGTTCAGCGTTGGCCAAACGGCGGCGGGCCAGACGGTCACGGCCGCATCGCTGACGCTGTCCGTGAACGACGTGCCACGGGGTTCTGTCACCGTATCCATCGGGTGACGCATGGCAGTTCTGTCGCAAGGCTTCACGGTCTCGCCAAGCCCTGGTGAGGTGTACTCGGTCACGTGGCAAAAGGGCGGCGGGCTGCCAACGGATCGTTCCGGAACGTGGAGCGACAGCCTTGGCAGTTTTACGATTGAGTCATTCCAGCCAATAGGCACTGCATATGGGGCGCGAGTTACCTACAGCGTCGGCGGCTTGACAGGGTTTGCAGTATGTACGTCAGTGGGTGGCAGCGCTCAGGTGAACGATGCCATCCGGTACACCGCAACCTTCCAGATCGTGAGCTGAACACATGGCGTTGACGAAAGAGCAGATCCTGGCGGCCGATGACTTGGGCCTCCTCGAGGTGCCGGTGAAGTCGTGGGGCGGCAGCGTGTATATCCGCGTGATGAGCGTGGCCGAGCGCGATGCCTACGAAAATGAGTGGATTCGCAACCGCAAGGCGGGCATCGAAAGCGTGGACAACTTCCGCACAAAGTTCCTCCAGAAGGTGCTGTGCAACGAGATCGGCGAGCTGCTGTTTACGACCACTGCGGACGTGGACGCACTGGGCAACAAGTCTGCCAAGGTGATGAGCCTTCTGTGGCAGAAGGCCATGGAGCACAACGCCCTCAGTGAAGAGGACGTGCAAGAGCTGGGAAAAGCCTAAACGCCAGGCCGACGCGCCGATTCCTCTTCCGCCTGGCGGCACACCTCGGCATGACGGTTAAAGAGCTCGGCCGGCGCATGGACTCGCGCGAGCTCTCCGAGTGGGTGGCCATGCACCGCTTCTTCGATCCGCTGCCCGATCCTTGGCGGCAGACGGGACTGCTAGCCAGTGCCGCCCTTGCGCCATACTGTCCGAAGGGCCGCACGCCCAAGACCGAAGATTTCGTGCCGGTTGAGCGCCCGCCGCAGCACGAGACTCAGATCATTGACGCCATCGAAAAGGCCAAGGCCCGGATGGCAGAGAAAGGCATCCAGTAATGGCTACCGTCCTCGGCTTGGCGATGAAGATCACGGCGGATGCCAGTGGTCTCCAAAAAAACCTCACGCCGGTGGACCGGGCACTGCAACGGCTGGGCGAGCAGGCCAGTGCGTCGGCGGCGTTGTTCGACAAATTCCTGGGCTCAACAAGCGGGGCCTCGGCTGCACAAAGGCAATTCGCCACTGACGTAGCATTCCTGACGAGCGAGATGAAGCGCGGGCTTCGAAGCCCTCAAGAATTTGCGGCAGAATTTGAGCGTCTTCAGCAGGCTGCCAGAGCCACGGCAGATTTGTTTGCGGAAGGGCTGCGACTTACTGAACAATTTGCCACGGCCCAAGAGGGACAGGCAAAGACAACGCAACGCCTTGTCGAACTTTACGACCTTGGTGCGATCGGCCTGCAGACCCTCAACAGAGCGTCTGCCGATGCCATTGGCGTCAATCAGCAAGTCGCCAAGTCGGAGCAAGAGCGGGCGGCGTTTGCGGCAAGGGCAGCCCAGTTGCAGGAGCAGGCCCGTACGCCCATGGAGCGATACGACGCCGAGGTTCAAGAGTTGCTGGCCCACAAGAAAGCCTTCAACCTCACGGCACCGCAATTTAACGCACTTTTAGAGCAGGCCACCCAGCGTTTCATCCGTGCCGAGTCGGCAGCCAAGGGCTACGACGCCGCCGTGGATAGTGCCGGCTCGCGCGGCAACCTCGGCTTCGCTGAGCTCGCCGGCACGCTGGCCATCCTGCCCGGCCCGATCGGCAACGTGGCTGGCCGCATCTCTGGCATTACGAGCGCAGCCGAGGGGCTCAACCGCGTGTTCGCCAGCGGCGGCGGCATTGGCCAGTTTGGGGCCGCTATGGCTGGCCTGCTCAATCCAACGACCCTGGCGCTTGGCGGGCTCACTGCCTTGGGTGCTGGGGCTGTCGTCGCGGGCCGTGGCTTGGTGCAGCTTGAGGGCGATGTGGCCCGGCTTGGCATCTTGGCTGACCAGCTAGGTGCTTCTTTTGGGTTTATTCAAGTCTTAGAAAATGCCGCACTTCGTGAAGGCGTCGGCGTCGAAAGCTTGGGTGTCAGCTTTACGAAGTTCCTGCGTACGCTGGACGACGCTCGCCAAGGCGGCAAGAACGCCGCCGAAGCGTTCCGTGATCTCGGTTTAAGCGCGGAGGATGTGCGGTCTAGTAATCCCGAGCAGCTGTTCACGCAGGCCGCGCAGGCTATCGCAGAGATTTCCGACCCGGCACGCCGGGCCGGCGCTGCCGTTTCTTTGTTCGGCAAGAGCGGCGCGGAGCTGTTGCCAGTGTTTCGCCAGATCGGGGCCGCCGCTGCAGACATAGAGCGAATTGGCGGCGCGATTACAGACCAGCAGCGGGCAGACCTTGATGCCTTCGGTGATGCCATGGATCGGGCTGCCGTTGCCACGCAGGGCCTAGAGAGACAGGTCACGAGCGGTTTCGCCCGCATCGGCCGCAGCATTGCCGACAGCGTGGCTGAGTCCGTTGGGGCAATCAATCGCTTCCTAAAAGAACAGCAGAATTTTAACGAGGCATCCGACCTTAGCCGCGCTGAGCAGGGCATCGGCACGCTGTTTGAGCCGATCGACCAGCTGAGGGCCAGGCTGGAGCGTGCCCGCGAGGCGAAGGAGCTGCTGGCCAACCAACCGCTGGCCGAGTTCGTGGCGTCACTTGGAGACGTGGGCGACGGTGCCGTGCAGCTCAACGAAGAACTGGCCAAGGCCCTGCAGCAAGCGTCTCAGTTTGGCACCGCTGGCACCGATGCCGTGTTCGGTTTTGCGAAGTCGCTGGAAGACATTTCAGCGGCCGCCGAAGGGGCTGGATTGTCGGGAGAGCAGTTGGCCCGCGCGGTGGCCAACTCTCGACAGGACTTTGAGCGGCAGATCGACTTGCTGGGCCGCGAGGCGGATGCCCAGAAGCAGGCAGCCGACGCTGTGAAGAAGGCTGCCGACGATCGCGTGCGTGCTGCCGAGAGACTGATCGAAGCCGACCGTCAGCGGGCTGATGCCTTTGTGAGACAGAACGGCCTTGGCAACGAAAGCGAAGCCGCAGAGAACCTGCTGGCCATCACGCGGCAGATTGACGAAGCCGAGACGGCCATCGTTCAGGCCCGCGCCGCCAGCGACCGCGAAGCCGAGCGGGCAGCCCTCCGGCGGCTGCAGATCCTCGAGCAGGCCCAGGCCGCCGCCCAAGAGACGCTCGACTTCGGCTTCAATGCCAACGACATCCAGCAAGCCATCAGCGGCTCGCGCGAGCAGATCGACGCCGTCATCGCCAAGGTGGGCGAGTTCTCCAACGCCAGCCGGGATGCCGCCCAAAACCTGCAGGGTGAGCTGTCCGACCTCGGCGTAACGGTCGATCTCTCAGACCTCGACAACGCCCGCCGTGCCATCGACGGCCTGAACGGCGACCTGGCAAACGCCGGCCTCAGCGTGGACCTCGGCACGATTGGCGACCGCTACGGGCAGGCGGGCCTCGCGGCCGGCGTTGAGTTCCAGAAGGGCGTGGAAGCCTCACGTCAGCAGCTGGAAGCCAAGCTGATCGACCCGGCACAGTTCGACGCGGCGATTCAAAAGCAGCAGGATCTCTTTGACGACCGCTTGCAGCAGCTCGGCGAGATTCGCGACCTGGAGCTGCAGATCATCGAAGAGCGGGCCACGCTCGAGCAGGAGCGTCTAGAGGCCCTGCGGCGTGCATCGCAGAATCCGCTCGTGCTCAACGACATCCGCACGCAGGAAGGCGCGTCGGAATTGGTGCGTCTCGCCACGGGCCGCGAAGATCCGGCGATCGCTGAATACCGAAAGCAACTTGACGCACTGCGCAGACTGGAAAACAAACTCGACCGGCTGGCCGCAGCGCCCGTCGATATTCGTGGGTGAAGCATGGCAGTAGTGAGCACCAGAGAACTCGGCCGCTCGTTCTCGCACCGCTTTGGTGAAAGCCCCACGGCGCAGATTCGCATAGCGTTTCTGCTCGACGGCGCGACGCCGACGCAGTCCATCATTTCGTCTGGTGGCTACGTCCACGGTACGCCGCACCCCGAATACGCGTACATGCTCTGCACCGATGGCCAGGTGACAGAGTCGAGTGCTTACCAGGCGGAAGCCGTGTACTCGTTCGCCACGCCTGCGGTTGGCACGGCCGGGTTTGAGGCGAGCCCGCTGGCACGCGATGACGTGTGGTCGTTCTCCACAAGCGGCGTGGCAGTGCCAACGTTTCGCTACTACAACGGAACAGGCAACGCCGACATCAAACCGCTCGTTAACTCCGCCGGCGACATCATCGAAGGTGCCCAAGCCATCGAGGGCGAATTGAGGCTGACAATCGCCGGCAACCGTGCCACGTTCCCGGCGGCCAACGCAATCGCCGTCACTGGCGCGCTCAATGCAGATAGCTACCTCGGGGCCGCGCCGTATCAGTGGCAGTGCCTCGGGATCAGCGGCCAGCAGACCACGGAGGTGGTGAACGGTTTTCAGGTGACGTACTGGCAAGTGGCCGCAGAACTCACGTACAAGCCGAGCGGGTATCAGCTGTACCTGCCCAACGCCGGGTGGAACTACCTAGACGGCGGCGTGCTGAAACGTGCGACCGTCAAGGGACCGCCGCCAGACAACGACGACATCCCGTCCGCCAACGTCGTCAAGTTGACTGCCGGCGGCGCAATTCAAACTTCCGGCGACCCGATCATCCTGCAGCGCCGCGTGAACCCTGCGGTGAACTTCGCCACGTACTTCGGCACGCCGCCGTTTTAAGGTGACGCATGGCGAAGAAGGCAGACAACAAGCCGGCCGCCACTGAGCGCGTCACGTTCACGAGCGGCGCGGCTGACCGCATCGCCAAGGTGGTCCGCACCGTCGAAGGTGGCGACCGTGACTGCGACCCGCTGACGTTTGGGGCTCGCATCGGTGGAGTTTCTGGCAAGGCCTTCCGCGTCTGCACCTTCACCGGTGCGTGGTCGATCAACGCCACGAAGACGGTGACGTTCAAGAATCAGACGGCCACGCCGAATACCGTGGCGGTGGTGAATCTGTTCTACCCAGTGACATCAACGGCGGCCGGGAGCACAGACTGTGCAATCGCCAAAGACGGCACGGCGTGGTATCTGATCGACGTGCCACTTGAGTCGGCATCTACAACCGTCATAACCGACGTGACGCTGTCGGCTTCGCTAAACACATCGGCGTGCACGATAAGCATTGGCAAAACGCTGGTGACTGCGTCCATATCGTTTCTCCGGCTTAGGGTGTAGAGATGGCGTGCTGTTGTGGTAGTGAGCTGTGCTGTTGTGTGTTTAATTCGCCCTTGCCGTCTGTATTGCCAGCAAGCACCACAAGCTGCATTTCCAGTGACAACAGAAAGCGCGGAAATTGTTTAAGCATTCCAATTACAGTTTCGTTTTCAGGGTTTGTTGATGCAACAACAGACAACACTTCTGTTCCGATTTGGGATCTCGCGAACAAGGACTTGTCTTTTGCGAATGGATCAACAGCCGCAGGAGAGTTGTGCGGTTCTTGTTTGGCACAAAGACGAGGCCCACCCGATCCAATTGAGGGCGGATTTTTCATTAGGTCGTCAGCTGTATCTGTACGGGCTCATTTTTCGCCATTTGACCCGTCGAGAGACACGAGTTCCGAGCAGTGCAGTAACGGGAACGTCCGATTTCGCGCTTTTGTAACGATGACTCGTCGTTATGGCTTTGGGTTTTCAACCTATGGTCTTGACTATCAAGGATTTTTCAAGAGTGACTGCCTGAGCATTGAATCTTTGCCAAGCTCAGGAAGTTTGCTTGGCGGCCGCTCGCTGACAATATCATGCCCCGGATTTTTCTTTGGTCCTGGTTTTAGTATTCCTGTGCACCCGCAGACAATCACCGTCAGTTTTGCGTCCAGTCCGCTCCCATGACCACCTGCCACCGATCGCACCTTGATGCCCGCTGCCGAGAGCGTGGCTACACGCTCAGCGAGGTAATGCCATGCGTCGTCGCGCAGGACGGCGACGAGTGGACAATCGACGTTGAGCATCCGGCGTATCCTCGGCATCCGAAACCGGGATTCATTCCGCCGCAGCCAGAGCCACCATCGCCATCGCACGGCCCAGGCACCGAACTGAAATCCCTTCTCGCCGGCTGGCCCTTCCGCATCGTCGCCACGCCCGACTGCAAATGCACGAGCCGCGCCGCCTACATGGACGCCAAGGGCTGCGACTGGTGCGAGTCGCCAGAAGGCATGGCCGAGATCATGGGCTTCCTGCGCGAGGCGGCCGAAGAGCGCGGCCTGCCGTTCCTTGACCTCCCGGCTAGGTTGCTCGTGAGACGGGCGATTGCCAACGCCCGCAAAGCGGAGGCGAAGCGTGCCAGCGAAGAAGCAAGCCAAGCCGCAGCCGAAGGCCCAGCGGCCTAATCTCGCCGAGCTCGACTTCGATGATGAGGAGGCTACGGGCCTCGGCATCCTAGACGATGACGGCAACATGGTCCTGCGGCGTGATGCCGCTAAGCCCAAGGGAGCCAAGCGTGCCAAAGGCAAAAGCACCAAGCCTGCTCGATGACGTGCTCGCCCGCGTGAAGGCGAAGCGGCCCGGCTTCATGCCGTGGAACGAGCGTCTGCCTGACGATCTCCAGGCCGAGCTCGCCGCGATCCGCGAGCGGTTCCACGCCGGAGGGATTGCATCCCAGAAGCGTGCGCTGGCCACGGCGATTGCCGAAGTGGTGGCGGAGCGTGGGCACACGAAACCCGGCGAACAGGCGGTGATTACGTGGCTAAACAGAAAAGCGTAGCGGCCTCTATCGCCGCGAAACTCCCGCCGCCAAAGCCGGCCGCCGACGCCGAGCAGGTGACGCAGACGCAGAGCGGCGACGTGCTCGAGGCCCGCTCCACGAGCCGGCGGATCAAGACGGTTGAGGATCTGCTACGGCACATCGAAGCCGACATGCAGCGTTTCGAGATCGCGGCGAGCGAGGCGACGAAGTGGGAGACGGGCGACGGCGAAGGCTCGACGCTGGAGCTGCACCGTGTCTTCGTGCGGCTGAAGCCCAAGGCCGGGCCGAGCACGCGCGAGTGCGTCGAGGCTATGATCCAGGCGGCGAGCAAGCCCCTGCGGAAGCCGCTAACCAAAAGCGTAAAGGCCCCGAAGCGAGACGGGCTCTGGCAAGTGCTCGTGATCGCGGACACGCACTTCGCCAAGTACGCCTGGCGGGAAACCACTGGCGGCGATGACTATGACCTGACGATCGCCGAGCGGCTCGTGGGCGAAGCGACTGAAGAGCTCCTGGCGATGGGCGACACGTACAAGCCCGTGCGCCGCACCATTGCCCTGCTCGGGGATCTCTTCCACTACGACACGCCTGCGGGCACGACCACCAGCGGCACGCCGCTCGAGCGCGACGGCCGGCTACAGAAGATGATTCAAGTCGGATGCGATTCGCTGCTCGGTGCCATTGAGCGATCGGCAGCCACGGTGCCCACCGACGTGACGATCGTGAACGGCAACCACGACGAAACGCTGACCTGGGCGTTTCAGCGGATCATGCAGGAGCGTTTTAGGAACGACCGCCGCGTGCGGATCGACGGGCGGTACACGGGCAGGCAGTACGTGACGCACGGCCGCAACCTTCTCGGCTTCGTGCATGGGCACAGGGCAAAGCGGAAGCTGCCGCAGATCATGGCCCTGGAGGCTGCCGCCGATTGGAGCCAGTGCCCGTATCGGGAGTGGCACACGGGGCACTTCCACTCTCAGGCAGCCGAGTGGCAACGCCCGATCGAAACGCTCGACGGCGTGATCGTGCGGACGGCCCCGGCACTCTGCCCGCCGGATGACTGGCACAGCGTGAACGGATTCATCGGCAGTAGACAGGCATGCGAAACATTCATCTACAGCCCAGAGGGAGGGCTGACGGCCATGCACGTTTCAAGACTTCAGAAAGGGACTACATGACAGCGGCGTATTGTGAAGGGCGATGCCTCGGCGACTCGCTCCTGGCGGAAGACGTGTGCCAGGCGACGAGCCTGCCGCGTGGCTCGAGCGAATGGCGAAGGCTGCACGACGAGCTGCTGGCGCTACACGTCGAGAAG